GGATTATCTTGTGCCAAACATACCCCAGGCATGTAAAACAGGAGCTCTAGCGGTCGCAACTAGAGTGGGGGAAGTGGATCGTCGACCGTCCGGCAACGGACCCTAGATGACGCGCCGAAAGGTTTCTCGAATGTCCCGAGGAGGAGTAGCGTCATACGTGTTTACCAATGCGGCATCACGTGGTATTCCATTTGGCACGGTAGCGCGTGCCACAGGTACCGCCCTGCTAAGGTCTTTGTACAGAGTGGTGCCTGTACATAGAAATAACCAACCCCAAATCGCTACGGCCAAAAGTATGACAGACAACAATAATATATATTCGGATTTAAAGCTTTTATTTTATGTAATACTACCAGTAATGGGAGGTATTTTAATTATAACAGTTTTGAGTCTTATATGGTTTCGACTGTCACGCACAGCCGCAGACGCACGAGCATTGAAATTGATTTTTATGATGGATTCATCAGCCGCAGACCTCGATGAGGAACTTCTGCTTGGTGGAGACTACGCAAATGATTACCCAAAAGTATTAGCGAAAAGGAGAGCCGAAGCGCCGAAGGCACGACCTGAGCCGCAAGCGGAGATCGCAGATGATAAATTGGAGCAACAGTTGATAGGAAGAGATAGTGTAGGCGAAGTGATGTTTTTGTCGCATGGACGAGCACCTGCTAGGTTTAAGAGCAAGACACGGACACAGCGGATAGCCATAGCGCTAGCTGGCGAATGTTACTTTAAATTTGGTAGGAGGCCGAAAAGTGAGGCGAATGTATTGATTAGTCGGAAATGGATGAGGGATAGGATGGAAGAGGTCAAGGACTTTAGGAAGAAGGATGCAGCTGGTGTGATTGACATCGCGCTGGCTTTATCGTTCTACCCATCGGTCGAGGCCAGAGAAATGAACCAGCATTTGAGCACGGCAGTAAGTGCCAGTCGAATGGCTGAAGTGAGCGACTCTTTGTGGTGCAGGTTTAAAGCTGCGCTTGGTCTATCAGGATCGGTAGACTGGGCTGGGCTTGAGCCTGCGCCCTGAGGGCGCCTTGTTGTAACACGGGGCATTGGTTGTGCTAGAAGCACCGCTCCCGACCATGCCAGTTTGACCGTGAAACATTACAATAGGGCGGCAACAAAGGTGCGCAGTATGCATAGGGTGTCGGGGGTCTCGCCTCCGATCGTGCTGCGCGCTTTCAATAGTGACATAAAGACCTTAGAACGGGCTGTAAAGGAGCGTGTCTTCTTCGTAAAACGAGAAGGAAAATTCGTACCTCCTCCTGTTCCAAAACCTGGTGATTTCGAAAGAACCATTCGTGGAACTTTTGAGCTTCTTAAACCTCTGCTGCCTAAGACCGCCCCCAGTAGCCGACGTGAATTCGTCGAGAGCTTCAAGGGCCGCAAGAAGGCGAGGTACGAGAAGGCTTTCCAGAGCTTATTGCGGGATAAGCTTTGTGATAAGGATTGTAGACCCCAGGTATTTGTAAAGTATGAAAAGACCAATTTCACGAAGAAGGTCGACCCTGTACCGAGGGTAATATCGGCACGCGATCCGAGATACAATATAGAGGTGGGTAGATACCTCAGACCACTAGAAAAACGAATATTTAAGGCCATAGACAAAATGTTTGGACATACCACCGTTATGAAAGGGTTTAACTCTGCTGACACAGCGCGCTACTTACGAGAAAAATGGGACAAGTTCACCGATCCGGTGGCGGTTCCGTTGGATGCAGTGCGTTTTGACCAACATGTCAGCGAGGATGCCCTGATCTTCGAACACAAGGTATACACGTACTGTTTTCCTCGGCAACGCCACCGGAGACAACTTGGTTGGCTGCTATCGAAACAGAGGGTTAACAAGTGTGAGGGGTATACAGAGGATGGTAGGTTGAGCTATAAAGTCCGTGGCAAACGTATGAGTGGCGACATGAACACGAGTCTCGGGGCTTGTTTGATCATGTGTAGCATGAACAAGCAATACCTTGACGATATCGGTGTGAATGGAGCATTGGCTAACAATGGTGACGATTGTATAGTGTTTATGGAAC